TAACAAATACAATAACAATAATAATATTAATAAACAAGAATTAGAATTAGTTTATAATAGTAATTATTTATTAAAAGATTCTGAAAGAAAAGAATTAACAGAATTAATTAATAGGATCTTAGACAATAAAGTGTCTAACAAAGAAGCAGTAATAGGACTTCTTGAAGAACACAGAAGAAGATGTCTTGCTGGAGAAGTAGCAAGAACTGCACTAGATGTAGAAGATGGTAAAGCTTCTATAGAATCTCTTCTTGCTTTGTTCAATGACTTTGAGCATCAAGAAGTAGAAGCTACTGAAGCAAAGGCTATTCAGTTTGATTTAAGAAAACTACATGAAACACAGGTAGCTACACCAGGTCTTAGATGGAGACTAAACTTTCTCAATAAGAGTTTAGGATCTTTAAGACAAGGAGACTTTGGATTCATATTTGCTAGACCAGAGACAGGTAAGACTACCTTCTTAGCTAGTGAGATTTCTAAAATGATTCAACAAACAGATGGAGAAGTACTTTGGTTTAATAACGAGGAACAAGGAAACAAAGTCGCTATTCGTTGTTACCAAGCAGTGCTTGGGGTAACAACCGAAAAGCTCTTTTCTAATCTTGATATGTATCAAAAACAATTTGAAGACTTAGTTCAAAATAGGATTAAGATATATGACTTTGAAGATTCATCAAGAGCTTCTAGAATAGAAGCAATCCTAAAAGAATCTAATCCTGCTTTAATTATCTTTGACCAGATAGATAAGATCAAAGGTTTTAAAGGTGATCGTAATGACCTTGAACTAAAAGCTATTTATCAATGGGCTCGTGAAATTGCTAAGACATATGCACCAGTCATAGGAGTATCTCAAGCTGGAGGTGAAGCTGAAGGTAAGTTATGGTTAACAATGGATATGGTTGATGGCAGCAAGACTGCTAAGCAAGGCGAAGCTGACTGGATACTAGGCATTGGTAAAGAACAAGATAACACAAGTAGAACTAGATACCTTAACATTACTAAAAACAAATTGTTAGGTGATTCTGATACACTACCTGAACTTAGACATGGTAGTGCACAAGTATTAATTAAACCTGAGATTGCAAGATACGAGGACTTATAGAATGCAGAACTACCTAGTCATTGATGTAGAAACAACCATCAGTAATAAAGGCAATCCATTTGATGAAAGGAATAAACTTTGCTATGTCGGAATTCATAATAATAATGTTTCTAGTTTATTTGATATTGAATTTAGTGGAAATCCATACAGGGAACAACTTAACACTATACAGGATGTCATTAACAATGACACTATTCTTGTTGGCTTTAACATTAAGTTTGATTTACACTGGTTAAAAAGATATGGCATTAACTTCCAGTCCAACAAGATTTGGGACTGTCAGTTAGTGCACTTTATTCTACAAGGACAACAAACTCCTTATCCAAGTTTAAACCAAGTATGTGAGCACTATGGTTTAGAAACTAAACTTGATGTAGTCTCCACAGAGTATTGGAAAAACAAAATAGATACAACTGAAATACCAAAAGACATACTTGAAGAATACTTAGAGCAAGACCTTAGGTTAACTGAACAAGTATACTTAAAACAAGTAGAAGAAGTAAAACAAAATCCATTACTAGCTAGACTTATTAGTTTACATAACCAAGATCTACTTGGTCTACAAGAAATGGAATTTAATGGCTTATTATTTAATGAGGAGAAAAGTAATGAATTGGCTAACCAAACTGAACAAGAGGTTGATAGACTTGACAACTTCCTGTTTCAATTTCATAATTGTCCTGGCTTTAACCCTAGCAGCAATGATCATCTTAGTGCTTTCTTATACGGTGGGACTATTAGCCTCCGCCGTAGAATTGCTTGCGGAGTGTTTAAAACGGGTAGTAGATCAGGTCAAGTTAAAGAACGATGGGAAGAGTATCAAGTAGAATTTCCTAGATTATTTAATCCACTTAAAGGATCTGAGTTACAGAAAGAAGGCTTCTACTCTACAGATGAAGCTACTTTAAAATCTTTAAAAGGATCATTAAAAGCTAGAGAAGCAAGAGAAATTCTTTTATTCCGTTCAACTTTAGAGAAAAGAGTAACCACATATTACAGAGGTTTACTTAATCTTATTAAAGAAATGAACTGGCCTAAAGGAATTATCTACGGACAACTAAATCAATGTGTTGCAAGAACAGGTAGACTGTCTTCTAGTAAACCTAACTTACAAAACTTTGATGGTATGATTAAAGAACTATTTACATCTAGGTATCCTTAATGTTATTACAAGCTGACGCTAAACAATTAGAGTGGGTAGGAGCAACCTACCTATCTCAAGACAAGACTGCTCTTGATGAGATATGGGCTAGTGTAGATCAACATGCCGATAATCAAGAACGCTTTGGATTACCTTCAAGACTTATTGCTAAGACCTTTGTGTTTAGATTAATCTATGGAGGTTCATCATATTCATATGCTAATGATCCTAACTTTAGAGACATTGGTAATGAAACCTTTTGGCAGAATGTTATAGATGAGTTCTATAAAAAGTATTCAGGTCTTAAACAATGGCATGATAAAATTATGGAAGATGCTAAACGTGATAGAAAACTTGTTATGCCTACAGGTAGAGTCTATGCTTATGAACCTGATATAAGATATGGTAGAGCCGAATGGCCTCGCACCAAGATCCTTAACTATCCAGTGCAAGGACTCGGTGCAGACCTTATGGCTATTGCTAGAGTTAGTTTAAGAAATAGATTGTTAAAAAAGGAAGGAGTAAAAATTGTTAATACTGTACACGATTCTATAATACTTGACTTTGATTCCAAAGTATGGGATAATATTAGTATAGTAAATTTAGTAGATAAATGTTTCAATGATATACCAGCTAACTTTAAAAAGTTATTTGGTAAAGAATTCAATTTGCCAATGCGAGTTGAATGTCAAATAGGCCCTAACTGGGGTAACATGGAGGTAGTAAATGCAAATAACAGTGATTGATGTTGGAGCACCAAATACACATGCAGCAAAGAATGGTCGAACTTACCAGTCTCTTGAAGTAACATACAAGAATGATCAAGGTCAAGCTCAATCTAAAAAGCTCATGTCATTCTCTAATCCACAAGTATTTAAAGCAGCACAAACTTGGGAGAAGGGAACACAAGTAAATGTAACAACCGAGAAAGATGCTAATGGTTATTGGCAATGGACAGGTTTAGGAGGAGACGCTACAGTGGCAGATAATAAACCAGCAGCATCAAGTAATAATTCAACAAGAGTAACAGGGAGTAACTATGAAACTAAGGAAGAACGGGCTGCTAGACAGGTGTATATTATTCGTCAAAGTTCAATCTCTTCTGCTATTGATCTCCTTAAAGATAGTAAACCTACAGTTGAGGGAGTGCTTGGAGTCGCTAGACAATTTGAGGAATACATCTTCGCAGAGAAAAAAGGTGTAGATGCTATTGTTGATCTTGAAGATGATGTTCTTTTATAACTAGATGCTAGCTCTTATAGATCAAGATTTACTTTGTTATAGGTGTGCAGCATCTGCTGAACATGATGAGTTTGCCATAGCAGTTTATCGTATTGATGAACTGCTTGACAACATCTTAACTAAAACTAATGCTACCAGTTATAGAGCTTTTCTAACTGGTCCTAATAATTTTAGAAAGAAAATATACCCAGAGTATAAAGCAAATAGGACACAACCTAAACCAAGGCATCTCAAAGATCTACAAGACTATAGTATAGAAAAACTAAACGCAGAGTTTGCTCCAGACACACTGGAAGCAGACGATGCCTTAGCTATTAACCAAACTAAGGATTCTATAATATGTTCACTTGACAAAGATTTATTGCAAGTACCTGGTAATCACTTCTCGTGGGAAATTACTGGTAAAGGATGGTCTAGACCTGATATCTTTGTTACCCAAACAGAGTTAGAAGGTCTCAGACTTTTCTATCAACAATGTTTGAAAGGAGATACTTCTGATAACATTAAAGGTGTTGAAGGTATTGGTACTAAAAAAGCAGATAAACTTTTAGCTAATTGTCAAACTGAAAAAGAAATGTTTGACATAGTAAGAACTGCTTATGGAAATGACGAAGAGTTCTTAATGAATGCAAGAGTATTATGGATTCTTCGTACTCCTACTGATGACTATCAAGAAAGATTTAATGCCAACATTCAAGAGTAAACTAGAAGAGAAGGTATGGAGTGTTCTTAAAAAACATTATCCATCTGTTAAGTACGAACCTTCTAAATATAAATTTGTTCAACCTGCTATTACCAGGACTTACATTCCTGATTTTAAAACAGGTAATGCAAGTATATATCTAGAAGCAAAAGGAAAACTAGATCTAAATACCAGAAAAAAAATGATTTGGTTTAGAGATTCTAATCCAACAATTAGAATTATATTCTTGTTTATGAACCCTGATAATAAGATTACTAAACGGAGTAAAACAACCTATGGTCTGTGGGCTACAGACAATGGGTTTGAATGGTTAGACTTTAGAAAGGATTGGCTTAATGCTTATAAAAAATTGTGTAGTAAATGATGATGGTTCTTATGACTTTGATTTCCATGTAGATCCAGATGAAGCTGCGTTCTTAATGGATCATGCTATTAAAAATTTAGTTCATAATGGTATTATTAAAATTAACTTTGATGAAATCGAACAAGAGTTAGAAGTATTTAAACAAGAGGGTGGTAAAGTATCATGAGTAAAATCTTACTATTAGATATTGAAATGGCTCCTAACGTAGCTCATGTATGGGGTATATGGGATCAGAACATTGGTCTTAATCAACTACGAGAGTCTTCTTATGTAATGTGTTATGCCGCTAAATGGCTTGGTGATAAGAAGATGGTATTTGATTCTGTTAAAAAGTCTACTCCAAAGAAAATGCTAGAAGGTATTCATAAACTATTAGATGAAGCCGATGCTGTTATCCATTACAATGGTAGACGCTTTGACATTCCTTCTCTTAACAAAGAGTTTCTTTTACATGGAATGTTTCCACCAGCTCCCTTCAAAGAGATTGACTTACTAACTGTTGCTAAGAGTCGCTTTAGATTTGTATCTAATAAGCTTGACTATGTTGCACAGTCTCTTGGTCTAGGTAAAAAGACTGAACATAGTGGTCATGAACTATGGGTACAGTGTATGGCAGGTATTCCTAAAGCATGGAAAACTATGGAAGAGTATAACAAGAACGATGTTATTCTTTTAGAGAAGGTCTATGAACGTTTTAAACCTTGGATTAAGAATCATTTAAATAGGACATTAATAGAAGGAACTGATCTATGTTGTCCTACCTGTTCTTCTAAGAGTTTCCAACGTAGAGGTTATAATATCACAGCTGCTGGTAAGTATCAAAGATTCCAATGTCGTGCTTGTGGTAATTGGTTTAAAGATAATAAAAACCTTAAAGAAAAAGGTTCAGTTAAGTTGGTAAACATATGATAAAACCTGATGCTTGGTTAGTAGAAGAACTAAATTCAAAAGGGCAATTAGTTTGGAAGATGATTGCTTTCTTTGAACCTACAGAACTATCTTGGTTTAAAGATTTAAAAACACAGAAACATAATGTAACTATAACTCCTTTATATAAAAATGAAAATGAATCAAAACATTATGAAGGTATTAAAAAGTATGATGCTAAGAGATTAGTTGAAGCAAACCCAGGATTATAGTTGACAGATTCAACGATACTTGATATAATAATAGGACAAAATTAATATGAATGCATTAAATAAACAGGTGGATGGTAATCATTACAAGAAGTTTGTAATACAACCCACTGAATTTATTCATAAAAACAATATCCCTTTCATTGAAGGTAATGTAATTAAATACATCTGTAGATGGAGGGACAAGGGTGGAATGAAAGACTTGGATAAGGTTATTCATTATATTGAACTACTTAAGGAGTTAGAAAGTGGCAACAAAGAACGATGTAACAGGAGACAGTCTCGTATCAAAGCCTTTATCCAAGGATGGAGAAGAGAATTGGGATCGAATCTTCGGAAAGAAAATAAGAGAACAGAAACTAACAGTGGAGGATATGGACCAATTGTCCATGCCAAAACATAATAACAATGGTCGGTCATCAGAAAGCTAAGCATGAATAGAACATTCTACGAACTGTGTGAAGATTTAAAGAAGTTAGACGAAATAACGTTAATGGAACTACTTAATCTTACATCAGAAGAGATAGTTGATTCTTTTCAAGACAAAATAGAAGACAACTTTGACAGGTTGTCAAAAGAAATAAACAACGAACTAGAGGATTATGATACATATGAGTAGTTTACCAAGTGTTTACCAGGAAGTAATTGCGATGAGCAGGTATGCTCGTTACATTCCTGAAAAAAATCGCAGAGAAACATGGGAAGAAACAGTAACACGTCTTACTAATTACCTTAAAACTAAAGTAACATTAGATACAAATACTTGGGATGAACTACACAATTCTGTTTTAAAGTTAGAAGTAATGCCTTCTATGAGGCTTTTAATGAGTGCTGGAGAGGCCTGTGAAAGAGATAACATCGCTGCTTATAATTGTTCTTATCTTGCTGTTAATAATAAACGTGCTTTTAGTGAAGCTTTATATATACTCATGAACGGTACAGGGGTTGGCTTCTCTTGTGAACGTCAAGAGATTGCTAAACTACCAGAGATTCCTTCTGAATTAAAACAATGTGATGATGTAATTGTAGTTGAAGATAGTAAACTAGGATGGGCTAAGGCCTTTAAGAAACTAGTATCATCCCTTTGGGAAGGTGATATACCTACATTTGATTACAGTAGAGTAAGACCAGCTGGGGCTAGACTTAAAGTGTTTGGTGGTCGTGCTAGTGGTCCTGAACCTTTAAAGAAACTGTTTGAGTTTGTAGTACACACATTTAAAGGTGCAGTAGGACGTAAACTAAATTCTATTGAAGTACATGATATTATGTGTATGATTGGAGAGATTGTAGTAGTTGGTGGTGTTAGAAGATCTGCTCTTATTTCTCTTTCTAATCTTACAGATAAACGTATGAGAGATGCTAAAACAGGAGCATGGTATAATGATAATTCACATAGAGGACTCGCAAATAACTCAGTGGCATACACGGAGAAACCAGATAGTGAAACTTTCATGGAAGAGTGGCTCAGTTTGGTTAAATCCAAATCAGGTGAACGAGGAATCTTTAATCGTGTTGCTGCTCAGAATCAAGCAAATAAGTGGGGAAGACGAGATCCTACTCTCAGTTACGGAACCAATCCATGCTCAGAGATTATCCTTCGTGATAAACAATTCTGTAATCTTACGGAAGTGGTTGTACGGGAAAATGATACCGAATCTACCCTTACTAAGAAGGTCAGGCTCGCAACAATACTTGGAACTATCCAATCAACCTTAACTAACTTTCAGTTTCTATCTTCTGAGTGGCTTAAGAATACGTCTGAAGAGAGACTATTAGGAGTTAGTTTAACAGGTATCATGGATGCTAAGATTACTAACAATCCTGATCCTAAACTGTTAGAAAGGTTAAGAGATGTCTCTAGGACGACAAATGAGGAATATGCAAAGCAATTTGATATCCAACCTTCTGCTTCTATTACTTGCGTTAAACCTTCAGGTACTGTGTCACAGTTGGTTGATTCCGCTAGTGGCATCCACGCACGTCACAATAATTTTTACATTAGACGTATACGCATGGATAAAAAAGATCCTATCTATGACTACTTAAAATCTATGGGAGTATCTGTAGAGGATGAAGTATTTAGACCTGATTCAACAGCAGTCTTTAGTTTCCCTATGAAAGCACCTAAAAATGCTATTCTTAGAAATGATAAGACAGCTATTGAACAGTTAGAAATTTGGTTAATATACCAAAGACACTGGTGTGAACATAAACCTAGCGTTACTATTTCAGTAAAAGATGATGAATGGCCTGAAGTAGGATCATGGGTATGGAAGCACTTTGACGAAATTAGTGGTGTATCTTTCTTACCATACTCTAATCACACATATCAACAAGCACCTTATGAAGATTGTAGTGAAGAAGAGTATAAAGAACAACTAGCAAAGACTCCTAGTCGTATAGATTGGGCTGATTTTCTAGAACAGGAAGATAATACTACTGGTCAACAAACCTTAGCTTGTACAGCAGGAGCATGTGAAATATGATAGAATATGAACTAAGCTTAATTAGTGGAGCTTCACTAGGGATTGAGTTCCTTAGTGATGATGCCTTTACCTACACAGTTATTGACTTACTAATAGTACGATTAGTACTATCTAAAGAGAAGCCCTCATAAGGGCTTTTTCTTATTGTCCACCCCATTTACGATTCTCTGCAGCAGATTTCCTACGTTCCACTTGATCTTCTTCCCTAGCTTTTTGTTCAAAAGTTTTAGTCTTAACATCAAACTGTTTAGCTAACCATTGTTTAAATCCACCACCAAATTCACTTGTTGCTCGTAATGTTTCACCTGCTTGAGGAACTGTTTTAAGAAGATACTTACCTACATCTGTAGCTATAAGATCCCAATCATCCTCTACGTTATAGATATTACGTCTATTATATAATTCATAGTTAGCAGCTAATTGGAATAGAGCTTGTAATGTAGGATTAAATGTAATAACAGCAGACAATAAAGAATAAGGATCTTTCTTACTTGCAGATATTTCACCTACAGCATCAAATAAATGTAGTACCCCTGCACGTCTAACCTTAGAATCTTGATCTCCTGTTAATGCTTGTGCAAAAGAATCAAGTAAAGGATAAACAGCACCTATAGCAATTGCTGTAGCTAAAGCTGCATCTGTACCTTCTTTAAACTGTTTAGATTTCTTAACCTTAGGATCTAACATTAATAGGTCTTTACTAGTATTAAGTAAAGAACTTAACATACCATGTTTGTATCTTGCAAATATAACAAATGACGGATTTTGTAGCATTTTAGCAGTCATTCGAGACACTTGTGCTCCTAATATCTTTTCACCTACACGACTAGGCAAACGATAAGAAGGCATGTGTCGTTCTACTGACTTAATTGCAGTAGGTAAATCTACTTTACCCTTAGTCATTGTTTCCATAACAAGCTGTGTATATAAAATATCACGAACAGTCCACATAGATTTGTTAGAAAACTTAGAGATACCTTCATATAGGTCTAATGGAGACCTACCTAAACGTTTTGCATACTCTACAAATTTAGGATCTTTACTAGTAAGAGTAAGATTTTCTTTAAATGCTTTATCTAATAGAGCATTGTTACGAACATTAGCAGACATAACAGATCCACCTTGTCTCATAATCTCTCTAAACATAGGGCCTCTATCCATTACTTCCATAACAGCTTTAGGAAGAGTCTCAGCAAATTGTAATATACCTTTAGGTGTTAAAATACCACTAGCACCCCGGTTAATAAACCAGTGAACTAACTCATTGTGCATATGTGGTAAAGGGTTTAACATCATATTTTTAACAAGACCATTACTAGCCTCAGTTAAAAAGTTAGGTTGCCATGTCTTATTAAAATCACTTAAAATTTCTGCAACTCTAGGTTCAAATACATAATTATTTAATTGAGGAAACTTTTCAAGGTTTTCAGGACGTACAAACCCTTGAGGAGCATTAACTCCAGGTTTAATTTCATGAGCTACTTCTTTAAAGTAATCTGAGTTTTTAAATTGTTTAATCCACTCATTAACTCTGGCAAGGTCTCTAAGTTCTGTTAGTCTAGTACCAGTAACAGCACTAAGATTACGAGAATATCTATATGGAGTGTTTAATTCAATTTCATCTAAAGTAGCTTCTTTTAAAGTACCTCTACCTAGTTTATCCCCAGCTTTAAGTTCTTCTCCTGCCCTTTGCATATATTGTTTAGGAGTACCTTTTTCCCATTTAACAATAGAGTTACCTTTAAAGGACACAATATTACGGGTACCATCAGGAAACTCATGGGCAAATATAGCACGTTCTTTAGCTGCAGAAGGAAGTAAGGCAGTAGCAAAGTCTTGGTTTAAACCATATTTATCTCCTGCAAGTTTGTCTTTTATATATTGCCAAGCAGATTTCTTTTCAGGCATACCATAACGAGGAGCATAACCACCTACCTTAGTAGGATCTAATTCAATTTTAGGTACTAAACCTTCATCATGAAGGTATCTGTTAAGATCTGTAATCTTAGCAAGTTGAGGACCAACAGTTTGATTGTACATTTGTTGTTCTTCAAGAGTAAGTTCTTCTCTTTGTTTATACTTTTGTTTTTCTTTTTCAATCTCTAATTCAAGAGTTTCAATTCTTTTTTTATTATCAAGTACTTCTTTTTTAAATCCAAAGTCTTTCCAAAGAGTAGTACCATTAGGATTAACAGCAGATCTTAAATTAGAATCTTGAAAGTATGCTGCATTTTCTTGATGAACACCTTTAATTTCTTTTTCTAATTGACGAATATTACTACTAATTTGCTCATTACCTAAAGCAGTTTGTTCAGTATAACGTCTAAACTTTTCTTTTAAAGCAGGATTAATACCTAGTTTATTAAATTCTCTTTCAAGTTGAGCAACAATAGTTTCATCTGCTTTTTTAATATCAGTAAGAGTATAAAGAGAATCTGCTAATTCTTTTGAACTAGTTGCAGATTTAGGAACAGTAAGTTCACCTACTATCTCTTTATTAAGTTGTTCAGAAGCAGTCTTTTTAGGATCTACTTTCCATTGAGAAGTATAACCTAAGTCCGCTTTAGTAGTTGTTTCATATTTAATTTGTTCTTTAGCAGAAGGAGTAGTTAGTTTATCATAAACAACATCTTTAACTTTACCCACACCAGGAATACCAACAATCATTGCTGCATCTATAACTAGTTTAGTTCCTTCTTTAGGAATACCAAAGTTAGTTTCACCTTTTTCAGCAACCCAATCAATCTTTTCACCAAGAGTTTGTAACCCTTGATTAATCTTTGAATTTTCATACTCACTACCTAAGCCTATAGCATCAGCAAAACTTTTAAACTCATCTTCAAAGTTAAGCATTCTAACAGAACTATTAGCATTCTCACGAGCTTTACCCCAATCAATACGAGGTGCTCCTTTTAAACTACTTTCAAAACCTTGATAAGTAGCATCTAAAAATGTGTTAATAGCTGAACCAATAAACTGAGGGGTTTCTGCAATAAGATTGGCTGCTGCTAAAGCTTCACCTCCAACTCCCTTAACTATATTAGTTTCAGGTTGAGCAGGTTCTTCTTTAACAACATTCCATTGAGAAGTGGGGGTTACAGTTATTTCTGGTGCAACCCCTACTAAATTTTCTTCTACTGGAGATTGTGATACAACATTCCAAGTATTTGCCATTATTTTACTCTAATAGGTTTTCCGTCTTTAAGTGACCAAACTTGACCATTATCAAAAGCTGTATTAGCACCTTCTTTTAATAGATTAACAGGAGGAGTTTCTGTAGAAGCAGCAGGAGTAATAGTTGGTGGATTTGAATAAGTAGTCTTACTACCTAAACCACCCCAAGTTTTTTCTTTACCTACTTTAGATTCAATAAGTTTTTGAGTCATATTAAATGCTTCAATAGATGAGTACTTAGGTTTAAGATAGTTAGGTGATTTAGGATCCATATCCTTTTGATCTAAATTACTTTTGTAAACAGTATTAAAATCTAAAAGAGCTTTAGGAATATCTTTATCATCTAAACCAACAGTTTCTGAAAGATACTTTCTAGTATTCATATCAGATTCTTTTGTACCTATTTTACTTGAAGCTTCTGCTTGAGATCTCCAAGCACTAGATATATCTAGACCTTGTAATTGCTTATCAATACCATTAAGTCTATTTTCTAATGCTATTTTTTCATTGCTACCAATTCTTTCTCTAGTAAGCATAACCATTAAGTCCATTTTTTGATTGGTTAGTTCATTTCTAGCAGCATTAATTTTATTATCTTGTTCCATTTTATCATACTTAGTTTGTGTATCAATAGCAAGTTTAGTATTTTTAAAACGAGTAGCACTATTTTCAGAACCATCAACTAAACTTTGTAGATAATTAGTATGTTGATCCATAGGTAATTCTTTAGCAATAGTAGTATCTATTCCTTTTTTCTCAAGAGTAGTCATAACATTATTCCAAATCTTACTCTTAGTAGCATCATCTGTAGCTTTAGTATAGGAACTTAAAAAACCATTAGCAACCATACCTACTTCTTCTGCTTTTAATGCATTAACTTCTAATTCTGTTTTAACACCTTGAAGTTCATTGTTTTTAATTTGAGATTGTTTATACTGATAGTCAGCACCTTTATCAAGAGCTATTTGTGTAAGTTGATCTCCTCTAGTATAATCACCAAATTTATTAGCTACTTCAGCTGCTAATGAATAGTATTTACCAGGGTCTTTTCTAGTCTCATCATCAACAATTTGATTAAAGTACTTAGCCATATCTTCATTTTTAGCAGCTGCTTGTTCTTCTGCATTTTTAATACCAAACAAACCTTTAGCAAGTTGACCTAAAAGAACACCAGAAGAAGCACCTAATTGTCGTTTGCCTGACCCAGGACCAGTCCTTTGTCTAGAGACATTAAGAAAATCATCTATACGTTTTTGAGTTTCTGCTGCAACATCTGCAGAAGATTTACCAAATAATCCAGGAACTATTGTCGCCATTTAAATCTCCTTATTTTCTACCTGCCATATAACCACCATAAGCTGTAGAAGCACCACCAATTAAATCACCCCAAAAACCCATTTGTGTATCCATATAAGCTTGTTGAGCACCAACTATATTAGCACCGGCTTGAGCTCCTGCTGTACCTGCTTGTAATCCATATCCAATATAAGGATTATTAACATTAGCTAAATTAACACCTGTGCCTAATAAACCTGCTGAAGTTTGATAAGGTTGATATTTAAGTTCATTACCCATACCATAATAACCTAAACCTCTTTGTATCTGATCCATTTGTATTTGTCTAGCTCTATCTTCAGCACCTAAAAAGATTTGTTGATTTTGATTTTCTCTAGCTTTAAATAAAGCATATTGTTCAGGATTAATATAACCACCACCTGATACACCAGCACCCATACCTGTTCTACCTTGAGAAAATAATGTATTAGCTAAAGTAGTATTTTCCATTTCTCTTTGTGGATTTAATATATTCTGTACACTATTATAATAATCAGAAGTCATTTTACTAGTATCCATACCAGTAGCTTGACCAAATAAACCTCTACCATAATTACTTACATCTGTAGCAAAAGCAGTTTGTTCTGCTGAAGGTAAGGCTTCAGTAGCAGCTCCTGTATATTTAGCATACAGAGCTTGAAGTTCAGGAGAAAGACTAACCTTTCCTGATTGACCTTCAAAACTTACTCCACCAGTAGGACCTGAAATAGAATAAGGTTTAAATTCCATTTTACTATAGTCAGGTTCATCCTGTCCAGTTAATCCAAGTGCATCTGTAACAAAACTCATATTAAACCTCTGTCTTTATAAAATTAATAATGTTCTCATTCCTACTTACTTCCTTAAACCCAAGTCTTTCTACAAACTCTTTTGTTTCAGGAAAAGTAGATGTTTCAGCTCTTCCATATTTTAACACTATATTCTTAACCAATCTCTTATACATCTTCATTGGAAACCACTTGCCTTTATATTCAGGAAGACATCCACAATGTATTCTATTACCTTTTACTACGAATAAAGCTACTGTTTCATTATTACGATAAACTGGATAATATTCCCAAGTCAGTGCCTCTTCTAAAAACTTTTTTTTACCTTCTTTGGGACTTCCATATATTCTATATAGAAGATTAGCATATTCTACTTTAATCACTTATGCAGTACGATTCCACATATACACAACAACATAAGGAGGTAAGTTAGCATTAGTTGCACTTACACCTTCTGTACTATTTGCTACAGTAATTCCTGTTGTAGCTGTAGCTGTAGAAGATGTACCAAGACGACCATCACTTGAACCATAGGGATCTGTTGCACTACCACTAGATGCAGCAACATCTCTAAATGTATGTAAGTGTCCAGGGTCAGTAACAGTAGCAGTATGAGTATGACTTACAAGAACTGCATCTGCACTACCACCAGTATTTCCTGCTACATAAAGACCAGTACCACTTTGTCCTATTAATACACGACCTGCACCATAAGCTACCCATGTACCAAATCCAAATGTAGTTCCAGGATTAGTAGAAGATGTAGATGAATAAATAGCTCCAATAGGGTATAAAGCTTGTAATGCTGTAGTAACAAAAGAAGTAGTAGCTATTTGTGTTGTACTAGTTCCTGCTGATGCTGTAGCAGCTGTAGGAACACCTGAAAAAGCAGGAGAAGCTAAGTCAGCTTTAGTATTTATAGCTACTTGTAAAGCATTAAACTCAGCATCAAACTCTGAACCTTTAATAATCTTTCCTGAATCAATTTCAGGTAAAGAATCTTTAGCAAGAAAGTTAGTGGTTTTGGTATAGTTAGACATTATAAAATTTTCCCTGTTTTAAGATAGACATCTATTTTTTGTATTGATACTGGATTATCATTTACTGTAGCTTCAACTCCAAATTGAATTACTTTGCCTGATCCTGATAATGGCATAGAAATTGAATTAACACCAATACCTGCTGAGGCATATTTACTAATATTATATTTAGCTGTTGTATTAAATTTGGAAAATGTTTTAGTACCTAAGTTTTGTACAATAGTGACTGACTGAGGATTTAATGTATAGTCATACCCATACTTAAATACAAAGTCTTGATCTCCACTACCAATAACAACTAAGTTAGCTTTTTTAAGCATTTTCTCTTGTGTTGGTGCACCTAAGTCTGAGTTAGATGTATAATAACTAAATGTATAACTAGCAGTATCATCTAAATATCCTGTATATTCTGCCATACCATTTGGTACACCTAGAATAAGTTTTCTATCTTCTGTACTACAAAACGCTTTATAAGTTATACCAGCATTATTATTCCAAATAGTAGTTCTTGCTGCCCCATTCTGTAATATGTTTCTAAGATCAAAATAAACCATTGTCTTAGAACCTGGGAAAGTAATTAAGTAAAAAGCATCTCTTTCAAAATAAGCACTCTTTACATTAGTTAAAGTTTCTACAGTAAGAAAACTAACTAAGTCATCTCTAATATTAAGAGAGAGTTCCCGCAGTGGCATAGAGTTTTCTTGTACAGTTCTATTAAAACTTCTAACACCACTCTTAGATAGGAATATTAAATCATTACCTGTATTCTGTACAGAATCTCTAGCAATACATCCAACACCTTTAATAGTGTCAGCTAATGTCATTGTTGTAGGATCATTAGCACCTTGATAAACTACAATGTTATTCTTACAGAATATAACTAAATATTTATTATGTTGAGCAATAGATACAATTTCATCATTCTGTCCAACAACACCACCAATATCTAATAAACCACTTCCTGCTCCTGTAAAATGAGCACCATCAAGTAATTTACTATAAAATACAGTTGTTTTATTATCTGTTAGTCCACCAACCCATATTCTACCAAAAGAGGCTAATACTGTATCAGGGTCAAATGTAGTTACTCCAGTTGGAGCAGTTCCATAATCTGTACCTACTCTTTGAAATACAAAAGGACCACTATGACCACCTTCTCTATATACAAGGAAAGGATTACCTGACTGAACAGCAAAAGCATAAGATTCTGCAGCTGCACCACTACCTTCAGGAAGGGCAGCCCACTGCCATCTATTTCCTGTAAAGTTAGGTTGAGTACTTAATGCTACAGGACCACCTGAATCTGCACCAAATACATATTTTCTAGTAAGGCTAGTTGTTGTACTACTAGCATATAATTTACCATCACCTGATGATAAATAACTAATAGATCCACCAATTGTTTTAAATTCAAATATAGACTCTAAATAACTACCTGTAGTAAGATCATTAGAAGCAGTTGTTGGTCTATATATTGTTACACTACCACTAGTAGTTCCACTAGTTCCATGAGTAATTGTAAATGTATTTGCCGTAACGGCTGTAATTGCAAAGGCACCATCTGCAGCAGTACCTGAAGTAAAGTCTAAATAAACTGTATCACCTACTGATAGACCATGTGCAGTTGCTGTTACTGTTACCACTGCTAATGTTCTAGCGTAAGTACCTGAGATACCATTTCTTGTTTGTGATGCACTAACAGTATATGTACCAGTTCCACCAGTACCAGTACCTAAAGCTGTAATTGTAGTTCCTGCAGTAATACCAGTACCTGACAATATAGTACCAATAGATAATGTACCTGAGGTAACTGAATGCACAGTCATTGTAGTAGTAGTAATAGAAGCTGTAAATACAGCATTAATAGGATCTGTTAAAAGATCCCAACCTTTTCTAGCACCTAAACGACCATATTTGTCAATAATACAATTATTAGCAACAGTAGCATAACCACTCTCAAGAGTAACCCCTGAATCTTGGGTATTTAAACCCATGAATCCAGGAGCTGTTATACTAGTGGTTTTTAATGGACCAGCCATTAACTAGGATACCAAACTGTTTCGTCAGATCTATGCCCTGCTTCTATAGCAATATAGTCAGCAAGCATACTTCTGAAGCGTTGTTCTTGTTCCATAAATCCACCATCTTCACCTCGTTCAGAGATAGCCCTAGCTAGTGTTCCTTCAATAACTAAAGGTGCAGGAATTTGTAAAACATCAGTAGCAAGTACTAAATCAGCTTGTGGAAGGATAACATTAAATCTTAAATCATAAATACCATTAGGTATAGGGAATACATCAACTTGTGTGTCACCATTTGCATCTACACCATTAAAGTTGTAGTAAGCTGGAGCAGCTTTTTGGACAGTAGCCATAAGAAACTGTCTATCAAACCAAGACCCTGGTCTACTTTCTATATAAGTATTAGTTGTATCATTAATAACATCTAAT